TTCAGCCTAAAATTAGCGTCCAGATAGTCGGAGGCGGATACCAGCATCCGCTCCTTAGTCGGCTCATCCAACGCTGCCCATGCAGCGGCAGACTGCCGCATCTGATGGTAGCGGTCGGCATCGGCTACGCCAACATAACTGTCTGCCGGTACATTAAGCGCCATCTCCGCCGCCTTCTTTCTCAGCAGCCAGCGCCTGCTCTAACAAAGCCAGCAGTTCGTCTTTCTTGGCCTTCTCGTCAAACTCGATACCTCGCGCCGTCAATTCCGCGCGCAATTCATCAACCTTCATTTGCTTAGGCGTGCTGGCAGGCGGGGTGGCATCCTGTTGCTCATCTGCAGGCTGATACTTGGCATCAATAATGCAGTAGCCCTGCGCCAACAGTTCCGCCTTACGCTCAGGCGTTACCGGATGCGGTTCGTAGATAATCGGTCGTTCGCTCATAGTTATCTCCAAAAAAAGGCGGCTGATGCCGCCCTGTTCAGGTTACTTGGTTACTACCAATACGCCGGCAGTGTCTTTGTTGCTGGTCGCCACTTTATCCCAGTTGGTACCGGTGCCAAGTTTGACGTCAGTCGGGGATTTGCCACCATTGGCCATATCCCAGGCATAGCCTTTCAGCGCCACGCCGTAAGACCATTCGGCCTGATACACCGCACCAAGGTTTTCTTTGCCGGTTACCGGTTGGATCACGGCATTAAAGTCGTTGCTGTCGTTTACCACGATGGCGTTTTCCACCAAGCCAAGCGTGTTGTACTTGGTGCCGCTACCGCCGGAAGAGTCGGCCAAATCCGGTGCATCGGTTACCACAAACACTCGGCCGAACGGATCGCGTACCACGTTGATGCCTTCGTAAGTAAACAGGCGCTCAGCGTTGGTCAGCGCGTTGTCGTACAGGTTGTGGATGGTGGTGGAATGTAGAACCCACGCACGCAATGCGCCGGAGCGATCCCCCATCTTCGCGGCGCCCGCATTCAGCGCGTTGAAGGTCGGCGCGGCAGAAGAGGCGTCATGCTTCATGGCGGTATTGTTGCCAATAGCCGCAACAGCACAGCGAATGGCTGCATTCAACATGTCGGCCATACGTGCCTTTGCCAGCTGCTCGCCGATTTTGATTGCGGCCAGCTCAGGGTTGCGCAGCGTCCAGTGGTATTGCCCAGGCTCGAACTCAATCGGCTCAGTACCGGCAGCCACTTTTACCGCTACATCCAACATTTCTTTCAGTCGTTTTGACGTCAGCGTGCCGCTGCCATAAGCATCACGGCGACGTACCAGCCCGCCGATAGCCTGGAAGGCAGCTTCAATAGAGAAATCGCCTTCAAACGGCTTATTCATCAGCACGATTGCCCCGCCGGAGGCTTCGTTGAATTTAGCAATGTCCTGATCGATGGTTTCGGTCATCACATCGCGGGTTTGGGCGTTAAACACCTGTAAATCAAAAGCCATTATGCTTTCCTTTCAATAAAAATTACTGTTTGCCGTACTTGCCCTGCAAGAAAGCCACTTTTTCGGCATCGGTTTTACAGTCGGCCAGCGAACCCTTCCCGCTGCCGCCGCCCGTTGCCTGAGTTCCGCCGCCGGAAGACTGCGACCCTTTCAGGATGCTGTCTTTGTTCGGATAGGCGTCAATCAGGGCTTCCAATGCCTCATCGAAGTCAGCTTTCTCACCCGGGCGCGTACGGCTGTAAATATCGTTACCGGCAGCATCTTTCGCCACTACTTTGCCGTCTTCGGAAATGGCAAAATGCCTGCCGAAAAATGCTTGCGCCACATCAGACGGGATTGCCAGCTTGTCCGCGATCACTTTTGAACGAGCGAATGACCCGCCGATAAGTTCATTGTGGAACTGAGAGCGGATCTTGTCGGCCTCTGCGGTTGCTGCCGCCAGCTTCTCGTCATAGGTTTTAATGAATTCGGCCTTCAACTTTTCCACTTCGCCGGCATCCACCAGCTTTTTATCGTCCAAGTTTTTGACCGTAGCCAGCGCCTTTTTAGCCGACTCCGCATCTTCGATACCGTCAAAGGCTTTCAGCCTGGCTTCCGCCGCTTCTTTCGCCTCACGGTGGGTTTTGGCTTCTGCATTCAGGCTGGCAATCTTTGCCATCGCACCAGGCGCATCAAACGGCACTTCCTTGCCGTCATCATGCACATACACCGGCTTGCCATCCTGCAATACCGCATTACCCTGTTCATCCAGTTTCAGTTTCACGTTTTGTACTCCATAAAAAAAGCGGCATCCGCCGCAGGCACCTGTGCATTTCCGTGCATCAGGCAAGATAAAGGCTGTTCTAATTCCCTTGAATCACAGGGAATTAGAACAGCCACAAGCCCCAAAAGGGAATAACAAAAAACCACTCCGCTGTTTGGAGTGGTTTTATCGGTTAAGCGCTACGCCTTGCCATTATGCCGGCAATAATTTCACGAGCCTGCATGACTGATTGCTTCAAGTCTTCGCGCAATGATTGTATCTCGGACGGTGTCAGCGCCTGAACGGGTGATCTGTTTGTTGATGTACCGCGCTTCCGATTCGGTGAGTTTTGAAAAGTCATAGCCAAATTGCTCCTGCCACCACGCCTCAAACTCCCTGCCAAGGGATTTGCGTAACTGGCCTAAAGTTGGTTTAGTAATAGCCAGTCTAGCAGAGTGCGGCTTACCCATCAAGGTAGTAGCACCCACCACAATGCCGCCGCGACTTTCAATATACCCACGCAAATCAGCAATGGTTCCGCCTTGGGTAACAGCATCATCAATCAGCAGGTATTTCTGCCCTGTTGCAACCGCACCGTCAAAGCGCACCGATTTAACCAGACGCTCAAAACCATCCGCACCTGTTCGGCTGACTTTATCGATCTGCACAATGCCGTATTCTATCGGCAGCCCGAAACGCTGCTCCAACCAGGCAGCATAAGCAACCGGCAGCTTATTACGCCCGCTCATCTCGAGCGCGTGGACAGGCAGCAGTCGAACATCCCCATGCTGGGCAAGCAATTTCCCAATTCCATTCAGTGCGCCGTCGTTCAGGTAGTCATCAACCAAAGCCACTGCTTTCGCCAAATCACCGCCTTTAGCCGCCTGATAAAGCGGATGATCTGAAATCGTGCTTTTGCTGTGCATCAGCACCACATCAGGGAAATTATTCCAGTCTGTACGCACACTGCCACCCGATATATTGGACGGGCTGATTGTATTGCCTGCCAGCCTGTCGCGCAAATTCCCGGACAGGGCGGCATAATTCAGCTGTTTCAGCTCATCGAGCGTCATCGGCTGCAAACCGCCGTTTCTCACTGCATCATGCAGGCTGATTGCACCATCGTGCAACATCTGCCCCACACCTTGGCCGAACTGCTCCTGCAGTTGCGCCAGTGTGCGGCTCTCCACCCAGTCTTCGCCACTGATGCCGTCAAATTCATCATCCAACGACATTACCCACGCCAAACGGCTGCGGCAATGAACGTGAACCGGCGGCACCTTGAACACTAAATCATGGCCGATCGGGGTTTTCCACTTATCCCACAGTTTCCCGTGCCGCAACAGGCACACACTACCGGTATGCGCATCCAATACCGAAATATGCCGCCATCCCTTAATCAAGGGATTCACCATACCAACCCAATAGGCAGTTTGATTGGCTACCGCGCTGATCCAAGTGGCCGTTGTGGCTTCAGCGTATTGCCGCGCCCGTTTGAACAAGGCCGCCGTGTCCGTTACTGCCGCATCCAGTGCATCAGTGCGGATTTGCGCCTTCAGCTTGTTATACAAGTCATCCCGCTGCTTGGCAAACGCCTCAGCGACCGTCAGCCCGCCCACCAGCAGATTATGCAGCTCACGCCGGCGATTTTCAGGCAGCCTACGCGGGGCGGGTAGGTTATGGGCAGCTGCCGCCGCAGTCAGCCAGGCGAACAGCCATTCTGCCTCATCATCCACCACTTCGTCCGTGTTCAGGCTGCCTGAAGCTGTGTCGTAATCGCGGCGCAAGATTTCCTGAATCTCAGCCAACAGCGCCGCCATTTCCCGTTTTGACAGGGTATCCAAATCATGCTGCCGCAGCTTGGCCTCAATTTCGCGTTGCATCCGCTCCAGCTGCCGCAACACTTCGCGCCGCACGCCGCGTTCGTAGCGCATCAGGTCGATTTGCCGCGTCAGCAGGTCATGTACTACTTGTTCGTTGATGTTCATTGCTTGGTTCCGCTTGTTGATCGAACATCATCCCTGCCGGTTCGGCACTCTCAGCTTCCTGTTTTAGCCGCTCTTTTTCCGTCGCCCAATCGGCAATATCTGACACCACGCCGCGCCGTTTAGCCTCGTCAAACAGGGTCTGATCGCTGATTGCTCCGGCAGTGTTCATTTTCAGCAGCACGTCTAGGCTGGTAACGGGGTTGTAGTCGGCATCGATATTGCCGCTGATTTCCACCGCGCCAGCATCTTCAATCCCAGCCCAACGCCCCATCATATCCAACAGCCTGCCGATGGCGTCTTCCAGCAGGTTGGCATAATGGCGCAGCAGGCTGATTTCTTTGCCTTGCTCATCTCGTGCCTGGCTGTCAGTTAAAGCCAGCTTAGTGCGGGTCAGCAATTTTGCCCCCGCTGCCTGCATATCCGCTTCCAGTTTCTCCAGCGCATTCACGCCGGCCGCGATGGCCGCGCCGGAATGCTCGACATATTGCAGCACACCATCTTTACCCAGCGTAATCATGTTGCCTGCCGCCGCCGCTACGGAAGCCACATCCTCTTCCCCGCTGTAGGCCAGCAACGGCACACGCACATAATGTACGATGTTGTCCTGATCGCTTTGGCTCTGCCAATGCTTCACGTTCAAATGCGCCAGCTCCAATAAAGGAGGCCGACCGACAAAGAAGCCTGTTTTTTCCGGTACCAACTCCACCACCGGCACATAATCCAGCGGATTACCGCCACGCTGCATCAAGTTTTCCTCATGGAATTCCCATGCGGCACTAGCGTTCTTGCGGTAGCGGCGCACCAGCCCCGGCTCCAGTACATTGACCTGTTCAATCGTCTTTTCACCGAAATCGCCGTCCGGCACCACGATTGACTGCTGATAGCGGAACTGTGTACATACCGGCACACCGTGGCGCATCTCGCTACGCCAACCAAGCACATCAGCATTACGGATCAGCACCAGATATGGACGCAACCCTTGCGCCTTGTCATCGGCCAGCGTCCGGTTACCTTCCGCACTTGGGAAATCCACCAGCACATAGGACGAGCCGAAAGCCAGCGCATCAGCAAACCATGCCGAGCAGAACACTGATAGATTATTGTTCTGCAAATCCACATTATCCAACAGCGGTTTCAGGCTGCCTGAAACTTTGTCGGTATCGACGTCTTTGAAAAACACACGGCCGACCATCTGCCAAATCGTCTCACGCATTACCGGCAGCAAGGTGGAAGACTGCAAGCGCAGCTTGTAGCCTTCTTCCGATTCTTGCGGCCATTGCGGTAGATACGCCTTGCCGGCGGCGCGCATGGCATTTGTTCCGCCCAGCAGCGCGGCAATTACAGCGTTGCCAGCGCGCATATTGGCTACCGTGCCGGATTTTGCAAACACATCACTCATGATTCAACCCAACAAAAAAGCCGCCCTTGGCAGCCTCACAGTAAAAAATCCCTGCGCGATATTTCGCCGCGCCGTTTCATCAATGGCTCTAGCGCATAGCGCACCGCATCGATGCAGTTGTGCACCAAAATGCCGGAAGCGAAAAACTCATGCTGACCACAAACCTCAATATCAAATACCCGGTTTGCCACTCCTGCTACGGTAACGGTTTGCACACGCTCTCGAGCAAGTAACAACTCCGGCGTATTTGTTTCGTTTAAAAACTGTCCCGCATACTGGACAAATGCGCTCCACGTCATCCACCCCGCTTGCCCTGCGCCATGCAGCCTTGCATTTGCCAGAGCAAAACAGGTCGCGGCTGCCGAGGGCTTTAGGCGTGAACGGTTGCCCGCATTGCTTGCACGGTTTTTCCTGCGGTCGGAAGTTTTTGTAGGCCATTGCGCCGATTTCACGGTGTTTTGCCAACCCTGCCGCACTCCCATGCCACGCCCTAGTGAGCGGCCTGATTTCGGCCAAATGCCGGCGTACTCTGCGCTGATTGTCAGCATCGGCATGAAACTCAACAGCGTGTGCAGATATATGCTGTCCGGCCGGCAGGCATTCCAAGTTTTCGATGCCGTTGTTGTCGGGATTACCGTCTTTGTGGTGGATGTGGTAGCCGTCCGGTATCTTGCCGTGAACGGATGCCCAGATTTCCCGATGAAGCCACACCGTCCCACCCGTGATAGAACGCTTGAAATAAACCCGGTCGGAGCGGCGGCGGCTGTTTGGGTATCGGCGGTAAACCTTGCCGCCAAATTCAAAAGTCTCAACCATGCTTCATCTATCCTGTTTGTCAAAATTTCATGGCCGCATTGCAGCTCGTCGGCACGGATAAAGCCTTCCGATGCCGTCCATATCCGGTGATTGCCCGTGCATTTTAGTTCGCGGCTGTCCGTTTGGATGGATAAAACAGGCCGATAGCTGCCACTTTGCCATGCCTTTCTAACTTGGTGGAAACCGAAACGGGTAAGCACCTTGTGTTTGGTACTTACCCGTTCTATCGGTAACAGCCCGCAATCGGTATGGATTAGTTCGCCCTCGGCAATGCAATGGTTATTCTCGTCCAACACCACAGGCAGCACATCGCCGCTCAGCCTGTCCGTCTTGTAGCTGTACAGCTTAAATTCCCGCAGCGTGGCCGCCGCATCTGGGTGGATGAATACGCGCTTGAATGATTTGATAAACTCGATACCATCTTCCACGCTGCCTTTGCCTTTCTGCACCCCAGTAATACGGGGCAGGCCGTGGCGTTTCAGGTAGCTGATGGATTCAGGCCGTGCGCTGTCTGCGCGTACCACGTATTTTTCAATGCCTGGCAGGTGTTGCCGCAGTATGGGCGCGGTGTCGTCCAGTTCCAGCCCGATTTTGCCGTAATCCCGCTCGATATACAGACAGCCGTCATATATCCAGCATTTAACCGCTGCTGTAGGATCTTGTGAGAAGCCGAAGTCCAGCCCGAAATATGGGCCGTCCCAATCATCGCGCGGCGTGAAGGCTTTTTCTTCGTACTTACCACGGAAAATCTGGGCTTCGTTTTTGGTGTTGTATTCCCCAAGCCATACATGGCCGAATGACTGCGGGTTATATTTGCGGTCGTACTCCATTTCCCGGCGCAGCTCATCCGGCAAGTGTGGGTTATCGTAATAGTTCACGTGAACCAAGCACACTTCATCCGAACCGTTGGCAATCGCTTCGTTAAAGAAAGCATCGACTGCATCCGTTGGCTGCTCAGGATTCCACGTTACCCAAATTTCACTACCTGGGGCGCGGATAGTAGGGCGTAGCAGCTGGAAGCTGTGATGCGATAAGCTCTGCCCTTCTTCCACCCATGCAATATCAAAACCTTCTAATGATTTGATACTGTCAGCAGTGTGGTCTTGCATCCCCTGAAAAATTATCAAGCCGCCGCCCGGGGTGCGGATTTCATCGCGCGTTATCTCAAATAGGCGCGAAAGCCCGAATTTTTGTATTTTGCTTTCAATCAGCGCTTTGGCTGAAAACTTAAGTGATTTCTGAATTTCGCGGATACACACCACCTTTAAGCCGGGGCGCAATATCGCTTGCTCTACCAGCGACTCAGCCCGTTCATGTGATTTACCTGAACCGCGCCCGCCTTTCACTCCTTTGTATCGGCATGGCTTCAACAAAGGGAGAGACCAGCGCGGGGTATCAATGCTCAGGTTCATTCTGCTTAGGGTCAATCACAATACGGGTAATGGTTGTGGGGGTCATGCTGCCATCAGAACTGACGTTATCCACTACTTGAGTTTCACGCCATCCGGCTTGAGTTTTTAAAAAGAAGATTGCGGCAGCCATATTTCCTTCACGAGCCTGCTGTAGTAAGCCTTGCGCTACAGAACTAATGGCATCTGCCTTCCCTTTTTTATATCGTTCGGATACTTCAGGCTGGCGCTCCATAATCGCATAAAACGTTGTTTTGCCAATGCCGAAGTAGTCTGCAATCTGTTCCACACTCAAAACAGCCGCCAACGCTTCAACCTGTACAATTTGTTCTGTAGTGAGATTTTTTTGCGGCTTCCCTCCGCATCCTTTCTTACCTGCCATTTAAACCACCTTTGCCACAGACAGCGCCGTCAGTCTGAAGGCGGCTGCTCCTCTCTTGAGTTACACCAGCAAATGCAAAAAGCCCGAATGCAACTAAAGCACTCGGGCTGGAATTCTGTATCTGTCGTCCACGACTAAGCCGCCGTAAGGCGAACACTTGAATAATACCCACTTCCTGACTGAGATGCAAGCTTTTTCTGCACAAATCGAACTATTTCCATTTTGGAAATAGTTCACTTCCCTGTGCGTCGGCGTAATTTTAATTACGGCGAATTCGCCATATTTGAAACCATATCGGCCCTATACCATGGTCAAAGCAAGCAAAATGAAATCAATTACTTGATTTTCCTGCGAAATGAGTATCGGCCCACCGTAAGATGTGTTAGAATTGTGTACTTGTAAGGAACAAGCAGCTTAAATCTTGCTGGATGTGTGCATTGCAAACAACGGAGAGACACAGCTGTTTTGGTGTTTGTATTGGTCGTACATTCACCACTATTTTTTTAAGAAGCGGCTTGGGATGTTGGTAGCATTCCAAGTCGTTTTTTTTATGGGAAGAACCTCATCTTTGTATACAGCGGCGCAGCAACAGTCAGCTACTGGTTTACAGTTGGATGGGATTTGACGGGCAAAAGAAAAGCCCGCGCGGGGCGGGCTGGTGGCGTAGTGCTTATTGTCGCGTTGATGTTGGCACTTGCTTGAGGATATTGCTGAACGGCACAGCTTTTACTAAGGCGGAAATGATGCGGATTTCCTCTTCCGCTTTTTGATGGAACAGGTCTTCGCCCCGGTCGTCCACAATTACCATCAGCTCGCGGCTATCCAAATCACTGCCCATTTTCACATCGCCTGTTTTACGCATGACTGCGCCAACAGATGCGGGATTAGGATTGATGGCAAGGATGAGCTTATCGTCCATCTGGAAATCGAAGGTGTAGTCATGGCCGGAAATGCCACGCACTTTCACATTCTTTTGCAGCTTGGCTTTAGGCTTCCATGCCTTCAGGTATAGCTCTACCTCTTCGGCAAAGTCTGCCACTTCGCGCGGAACGCCTAGAATTTCCCGCTCGTAGTGCATGATGGCACACATAGCAGAGAGATAGTCGGCAATCATCCGCGCGGCTTTCTGCTGATTGCCCATACACATGATTTCCCCATCTTCCTCTACGCTGATTGGCGTATCGGTGCAGGCCACCATTTCACGCAAGGCATGGATGCTTCGCGCCGTTTCTAGTAAGCCTTGGGTGTGGAAGTGAAACAGGGTATCGCAGTCATCAGTCAGGATAATGGTGTCGCCACTTGGGATGATATAGAACGTGAGCGGTGTGCTGTCTGCCCAAGTGTGGGCAGTTTGAACACGCAGGGCTTGGCTGCCGTCCACCGTTTGCACGGTGTGGCATTCATAACCTAAATTCTTATGTAGCCAGCTACACGTTATGTTCATGATTTATACCGAATATTCAGGCAGCTTCCCAGTGAAGTCTAAATTTACTTTACCACAAAATACAGGAAACCAGCTAGACAGTTCAGCAATGGGGTACAGGGGCGCTACCTTATACACCGCTTGGCCTATATGCTCGTGGCAACCGTATATATTGCCGCTTGGACTTCTGCTGCTGATGCGGCTTTCATCTGCTGCTTCCAGCTGGTAGGCACGGCGTTTGATGCCTTTATCCAACTGGTGCAAAGTCATGAGAAGCTTCTCGGAATCCTTGATGCGTTTTGGGCGCTTGTATTCGATTTGCACCACCGCGCCGGCTAATGTGCCGCCAAAATCATCACGGGCATCTATCGGCACAAACTCCGTGGTAAGGAAGTTTTTATTATTACTGCGCCGCCATGACAGGCTACCTGAAAATGATTTTGGAATATCCATCAACGCCAGCGCCTCGTACTCTTGCAGGCAATCTTGGTGCGAAGTCTTCGCCATTTTCTCTCCTAGTTTAATCCAACACGCTCCACCAAAACACGCGGCCTAATCCTCAATCAGCCCCTGCGGCAACGTCCCACTCTGCCACAACACCTCATAATCTCCTGCTTCGCCCGTGGCCTCGTCAAACTGCTGGGCTATCGCAATCGCTCCGGCCTTAGTCTCTGCCATCCTTCTTGCTCGGCTGATAGCCTGGTCTGCTGATGCGTACTGTATCGGCTGCTCGTTGAGCAGTTTGGTGGTGGCCTTGCCTTTTTTGACCTCGTAGGAAAAGGCCTGGGCTATGTAGATGGTTTTCATTAGGTCGTTCTCCTTAAAACTGGCTAAAAGACCAGCTGCCTTTAACTTTCCCACAAATACGGATATTGTCTAAATCATGCCCAGCAACAGTTTCCGTCTCATACCGTTCGTTGTCGCTGATGATTTTCAGGCTGCCATCAACCGAGGTTTGCAGCCTTTTTGCTTTCAGGCCGTCCGCATACCAAATGACATAAATTCCCTCTCCGCTGAAGTAGGTAATGCTTTCATCCACGAACATGACATCGCCGTCTTCAATTGTGCCTTTCATGGAATCCCCGCGTGCCGTAATGATTTTGATACTGGATAGGTTGTTGCCTAAATTCTCCCGTGCCCAAGAGCGGGCTACGGTTACATAATCCACAACCTCAATATGATGGTCGTTTGGAAAGCCGCTGCCTAGTGCAGCTTCGGCATTCAAACGCTCAAATCGAATTTTGTCGTCCGGCACTTTTTCAGGCAGCCCTTCATCTTGGTATGGCAAGGGGAATCCAGATAGTTCGGACATTTTTACCATCGCTTCAAAGGTCGGATTATTCCGGCCTTTTTCTATGGCGTTGATACTAGCTTTGGATGAATACCCTAGAGCTAAGGCAAAGTCCTCCTGGGTCATTGCCGCTGCTTTCCGCGCTTGCTGCGCCCAGGTAGCCAAGTCGTATTGCATGACAGTCTCCATTCATGAGTTGCGCACATTGTACATTTTAAATATACAGATTTCGGCTACCAAATATTTACTTTATAGTGTATTTAAAATATACTCTGGGTAAATTTTTAGGATAACTTATGAAACCACTAGAAAAAGCAATTGCATCCTTGGGCAGCCAAGCCGAGCTGGCAAAGCGGCTTGGGAAGAAACGTTCCACTATCAACAGCTGGGTAAAGGGCAGAAACAAAATTCCGGCAGAAGTCGCCGTAGAAATTGAAGGCCTAGGAATTGGCGTGTCTAGAAAAGACCTACGTCCAGATTTGTGGGGCTAGGCAAATATTTTTAAGAAAGGAAAGAAGATGAAAGAAAAACTGGAACTTGAAGTGGGTATCCGCGTGAAGGTCAAAGAACAGGTCGCCCTGTCGGATGAAGACAAGGCGGAGATTAAAAAAGTTTTGTTCGCGCTGGCAATCCAAGGATGCGCTGATGAATTGCCGATAGTCTCCCAGGCGTTACAAATAGAGCTGATGAAGCTTAACCAAGGGGAAAGAAGATGAGTACTTTTGAGCAGGCCGTCTTAAGTTTGCTGATACTCCAAACAGCCTTGATTCTGATGATGTTTATCTATCGAATCGTTCACGGTATTCATCAAGCGATGAAAAGAGCCCGACGTTCAATACAAGAAATACGCGACCGTCATCAACAGATATTTTCATCTCTCGATCACACACAACAAGCAAGCCCTGCGGCTCAGGAATATCAGCGATGGTTAGAACATCCCCGCATTGTATTGTCTCAATTCCGTCTAACTCGTGGGTTTTATTTTGAAAAAGTATGGGGATTGCGTGTTTTGCTGTCCCATAGCCATGAACTTTAAACCGCATGATTTTACCTTTCGTGGTTGGTTGTTGGGGAACAGCCATTTTACCACGGCAGACAAAGCGGAAAGACGTTTGGCAGCCCGGACAGACGGGCAAAAAGAAAGCCCGCCGAAGCTGGCGGGCAAAGGAATATTAACAAAATATAAGGAGGCTTAATTATGACAAATAAAACAACACAAAGCAATCAGATTTTGGAATACATGCGCCAAGGCAACAGCATCACGCCGCTGGAAGCACTAAACCTGTTCGGCTGTATGCGCTTGGGTGCGCGGATTTATGACTTATCGCAGGCCGGCCACGTTATCCACCGCGAGATGGTGCATGACCAAAGAACGGGCAAGAAATACGCCAGCTACCGACTATTGGAGGCAAGCCATGCGTGAGCGTTTTTGGAACTGGGTATTCTCCCTGGCTTTGGGAGTGAGTGAGTTTTGCGAACGCCGCATGATGGCGGCGGTAAAGGATAGAAATCATGGCAATCATCCGCAGTAATCGGCAGACGAACTACACCGTTATCGACAACCGCGTGTTTGCCGACCACCAGCTTTCTTTCGCTGCAATGGGGCTGCTCGGCTATCTGCTGTCCAAACCCGACAACTGGCAGGTGTCCGTCAATCAGCTGATTGGGGCGACAGATGGAACGGAGAAGCAGAGCAAACGGGATGCTGTGTTGAAGATGCTGGACGAACTCAAAGCTAAAGGTTTTGTGCAAATGAAACGCAAAGCAGAAGGCGGTGTGGATTATATCGTTTTTGATTCTCCGCAGAGCCAAAACGGGGAAATCCCACTAAGGGGAAATCCCACAGTGGGAAATTCCCACAATGGGAAAATCCCACTAAGGGAAAATCCCGCCGTATTAATAAATACTGAAGATTTGAGTAATAAATCCGGATTAGATAAACAAAATACACACGCATCCGCTGCCGCAGATGCTGGCGTGTCTGCCGAACCTGAATCCAAACCTGACAAACCGAAAAAACGCAAACCGTCTGCCGCCCGTATCGAACTGGAAGCCTACCGGGTACTTGGGGAACACGGCATAGACGGCCAGCTTGCCCAAGACTACATCGCCCTGCGCAAATCCCACCGTGCGCCGATTACCCAAACCGCGCTGAAGGGCATTGAGCGTGAAGCCAACAACGCGGGCTTGTCGCTGGAGCAGGCATTGACGATTTGCTGTGAGCGCGGCTGGCGTGGCTTCCGTGCCGAATGGCTGCATTCCGACCGTGGCAATCATCCCGCCCAACCCAAGCCCAACCGCATCAATACCGTGCCGCAGCACACCAACGGCGGCGCCCACCTAGCCAAGGATATTTTGTGATGGATACCGCTACCGAACCCCAAAGCATCGGCAATTTTCTGCGCCAAGCCCTGCCCGACCTGTTCACGCCTGTCAGCACCAGCCAAAAAACCTGTCCGAAGCACGGCATCGAGTACACGGAGGAGGTGTACACCCGCTTTACCCGTGGCTGCCCTGAATGCGCCAAAGAAGCCGAAGCGGAACGCCAGCAGAGACAGGCTGAAGAGCGGGCAGAACAGCACCGCCAATGGCAGCAGCAGCAAATCGAAAAACGCATTGGCGATTCCCGCATCCCTAAGCGTTTCTGCGACAAAACCATCTCCGGCTACCGTGCCGACAACGAGCAGCAGCGCTACATCGTGGAACGCTTCAAAGCCTACGCCAAAGAGTTTCAAACCGGACACTCCGGCCGCTGCCTGGCACTGTTGGGCAATGCCGGCACGGGCAAAACCCATCTGGCCTGCGCCATCGGGCGGCATGTTATCCGCAACTGCAACGGCTTTGCCCGCTTTACCAGCGTGGCCGAAATCAACCGCATTGTTCGTGAATCCAAAAGCTACGACAGCGAAATCAGCGAAAGCGAAGTTATTGCGGCATTTGGCGGCTACGACCTGCTGATTATCGACGAGGTGGGCGTACAGAGCGGCACGGAAGCAGAGAGCCGCGCCCTGTTCGACGTGTTCAACGAGCGCTATCAGAACATGAAACCCACCATCCTGATTTCCAACCTTTCCCCCGAAGGCTTCAAAGCGGCAGTGGGCGACCGCATCGCCGACCGCGTGAAAGAGGACGGCGGGGAAGTGCTGATATTCGACTGGGAGAGCAGCCGTGGATAACTGCCCATGCTGCCCGCCTACTGGTGCGGTGCTGAATTTCCGCTGCCCAGTGTGCTGTGCTGAACAAGTCCGCCGCTGTCGGCCAAGCAGGAAGCTGCAAGAGAAGATGCTGCACCAACTGACTGCCTTATCCGGTGCGCCGACCCGAGAAGAGATTTTAGCGAAAGTGAGAGAACGAAATGAAACAACGTGATGGATGGGATGGGAACGACCAACAGGAAGGCTGGGATTTCTGCGAGGGATGGGAGGTGTGAGATGAAAAAGCATATCAGGACTTGTGTTTATCACGATTCCAGTACCAAAGGCTTCAAGCATGGCATCAAACACAAGCGGCATGACTGCTGGCGCGGCGAAATCAGCATTTGGCAGCATGACGCCGATGGGAAATTGCAGCGCATCCGCCGCATACGCAAACGTTTTCCCAGCCCAGAACAAGCCAGAGAATGGACAAAAACCCATGACCTTTCAAGAACACAATAACCGAAAAAAAGCAGACCGCTTCGCCGAATACATCACCGGCGAGAGCCTGCGCCGCTACCTAGCCGCCAAAGTAGAAAAATACTGCGGCCGGCATCCCAGAGTGTTTGACGGCGCGGCCGGCAGCGGGCAGTTGGAACAGTACATCGAACCGTCCGAGTTCCGCGCCGTCGAGATACAGGCAGAAGCCTGCGCGGCTTTGCGGCAAAACTATCCCGCCGCCAAGGTGTCGAACATGAGTTTTTTCCGCTATCCGAACCACACCACGCGCGGCTGCACGGTGATGAATCCGCCGTTTTCCATCAAGTTCAAAGACCTGAGCAAAGAGGAAAAGGTTTGCGTGATGCACGAATTTCCATGGAAAAAGTCAGGCGTGATGGATGAAATCTTTGTATTGAAAGGAATGGGAAACGCCCACCGCTTCGGCTTTTTCATCCTGCCGCCCGGCATCGCCTACCGCAAAACCGAGCAGCGTTTCCGCGAGATTGTCGGCAACAGCTTGGTAGAAATAAACCGTATCCAGAATGCGTTTGAAGACACGCCGATTGAGGTGTTGCTGCTGGTTTTGGATAAAGACAAAACAGTCGACACCTGCACCAGGGAGTTGCACGACTGCAAAACCAATACCCTGCTGGCCGCTGATGTTTGGCGGATTGATACGGAGCTTTGGCAGACCACGCAACCGCCCGAGCCGCCGAAAGAGGGAGTAGACCCCGTCCAGTTGGAGCACGATTGCCGCGACGCGGCGGCAATGCGGATTGTCGGTGAATTGAGAATCAGCAAACTTGTGTGCGAAATAGAGGGCTGGCCGCCGTCCGAGTTTGACGATTTCTGTAATCGTTTGTGCAACCTGATACAGGCGGAGAAGTACGGCAAAAAACACTATTTCCCGTGCAGCCTGCCATTGTTTGAGGCGGCGTGAAGGCCGTGAAATGCACTGAATACCACAAAGGAAGCCCGATGAATACCATCACCCAAATGCAACTGACCAAAAAGCTGCTAGCAATGGCTGCCGTCTGTGCAGCAGGGTTGCCGCAACGCAAAACCAAAGCACATCCGCGCTTCAACTGCCTGCGCACCGTGAACAGCTACGGGGAATTTACCTGGCACATCAAGCGCGAAAAAGGCCATCCGGTAGCCGTCATCAACCGCAGGGGGAAGCTGTATTGCCGACTGCCTGTATATGGCTGCTACGGGTATCAAAGCGTGCAAGACGAAATCGTCGAATTTATCCAGGACCGGCTGTGCTGTGAGGTAGGAAATGGCCAAGCGTAAATGCAAAGTATGCGGCACGGTGTTTGAAAAGCAGAGACCGTTGCAGTTTGTCTGCTCCCCAGCCTGCGGGATTGAGTATCAGCGCGAACAGAAGCGCAAGGCGGCCATCAAGTCGGAACAGGAAGCCAAGCGCAAGGAACGGGCCAAGACGGCGGCGATGCGGCACAAGCTGGAAACGATACCGGAGCTGACCAAGAAGGCGCAGCAGGCGTTCAACCGCTACATCCGGTTGAGGGACAGGGGTAAGCCTTGCATCAGCTGCGGCAAGCCCTTGGGCAGCGAGCCGAACAGCTATGATGCTGGGCATTACCGTAGCGTTGGCAGTTCGCCGCATTTGCGTTTTGACGAGAACAACGTGCACGGACAATGCAAACACTGTAATTGCCACCTATCCGGCAATGTGGTGGCGTATCGCCAAGGTTTGATTGAACGAGTCGGGCTACCTGAAACCGAGCGCATCGAAGCCGACCAATCGGAGAAGCATTACAGCAAGCAGGACTTGCGCGAACTGGCAGCAACGTATCGGAAAAAAGCAAGGGAGCTTGAAAAATGCAATCCGTAACCTACCGCCTGCAACTCCAAAATATGCGCCCGCTGATGACCACCATCTGGAACAACCTGCAAGGCTGGCTGCAAGAAAACCCGGACTTGGAAATCACTATCCGACCGCACAAATCCAAGCGCAGCACCGAGCAAAACCGCCGCCTGTGGAAGATTTATCAGACCTTGGCCGAGCAGGCTTGGGTATCTGGCAAGCAGTTCAGTCAGGATGCGTGGCACGAATACTGCAAACGCCAATTTATCGGCTGCGAAGAGCTGCCGGACGGATCGCAAATCGGTATATCGACCACCACCCTCAACACCGGCGAAATGACCGACTACCAAAACCGCATCCAAGCATGGGCGGCGCAGGAATTTGGAATTATTTGGAGCATTTAGAATGATTAGTAAAGAAATAATTGATGAGTATTTTAGTTATGAAAAATCAAAAGGTGTTTTTATATGGAAGAAAAAATCGGGAAGAAATACAAAAATCGGAAAGATTGCAGGATGTAAAAATCCTAATAACGGATATGTAAAGATAGGGTTTTTAGGAAAAACGTATTATCTACATCATTTAGTTTGGTTTTATGAGAATGGAGAGTTCCCAAAGGAAGGATATGTGATAGACCATATAGATGGCGATGATGGGAATAACCGTATATCTAACTTGAGGTTATGCTATCAGTCGAAGAATATTTGCAATAGTAAACTTAGAAAAACATCCAAGACAGGAGTTAAAGGTGTTTGGTGGAATAAGCGAATAAAGAAATGGATGGTTGAGATATGTGCCAACGGGAAAAAGAGAACTAAAACATTTTTTGAGCTTGAAGAGGCTAGGAAATACGCTTCCAAGTTAAGACAGGAGATGCATGGTGAATTCGCAAGGGAGTTTTGAATGGCACAAACCTACAGAGACCCGACCTTTGACGAAGTAGCCCGCCGTGAAGCCCAGCGGCAGCGCAAAGAGAAAATCCGAGCAAGCCGCTGGTATCGGGTAATGAAACGCCGCCGTATCAAGAAACTACTATCCAAACAGATGAACAGGAAATAGCATGAACAATTTAGAGCTGATGATTGATTACGCCCAAGCCTTCGAGCGCCGTTATCGTGATGTTCGCGCCCGCTCGCATTGTTTAAGTATTGAACACCGCTACCAAGGCGAAGAGCTCCCGCAACCCACCGAACACACCGTTTACGGCTACGGCGAAGATGCCTTTTGGCTTGGTTTGACCGCATGGGGCAAAGTTCCGCAGTCCATGCAAAAGATGATTAAGGTATCGTTCGGCATGGGCGCAAAATCCCAGGCAGACTACGAAGAGCGGCTACAACAGGCGTTTGCAGTTCACGGGGAGCGGGTTGTTCACAGCCAAACTGACGCAGGCTTGATGTGCTGGCTGGATGAAATCCGCAAACTGGCCGAGGAAGATTTTGAACTGTTGTTTGAGCGGCTGTAAAACCGTGTCGGTCACGTCCGGCATTAGCCATCATGCGAACGGGAGTGATATACTCCCGTTTACGTTTTTTGACATATCAGAGGGCTAAATATGAAACGGATTTTTAGTTTTGTGATGGTTATGATGGTCACGGCATTTGCTTATGCCGAGCGTCCATCTATTGATGAAATTCAAGCAAACAGCCAAGTTAAGGCCCTTAACTGCTCATCCTTTAAGGATGAGAGGCTTAATGATAGTTACCCTGAGAATAACGGAATAATAAAAGTTAGCTCCAGTATATTAAGAAAACCGGTTATTGAGGGGATGGAAAGAATTTGCACAATATCAGGTCGTAGAAACCCTGGCGAGTTAGATGTGTATAATTCAATTGATTATTTTGACCAGACTATAAAAAATGGTTTGGTATATAAAGTCTATTCAGATGGATCTGGGAGCGTGAAGCCTTCAGATACGGATATATTAAGTAGAGTAGATTCATGGAGTTTTAATTGCAAAAGAGATATGATAGATGGTAGTAGAGAATGTTATTTATCAAGTGACGTAAATTACAAGGATTTCAAAATCTTCCGTGGTTCGTATGGATATATAGTTTCTGTAGGATGGAAAAATTTTCCTGGGCTGCCAAGCAGAATCCGTGTAGAAGGGTCAAGACCATTTTCAACTATGGATCGCGACGGGGATTTCCCATCATCAACTTCTAGACAGATAATCAACCAAATGAGGCAGGCTTCCGCTGTATTTGTATCTTATAGCGAATGGCCTTATCGTGATATGCAACAATCTGAATCGAGTTTAAAGAATTTCACGGAAGCATTAGATTTTATGGATGCTGTATATAAAGCAATGTAGTGAAATACATTTCAACCCAAGCCCGCTTCGAGCGGGCTTTTTTATCGCCTAAATCTTGAGTTTTGCCGACTTTCGCCGCTTTTGAGCGGCTTTTTTGTTGTCTCTGGTATATTTAAAATATACTTTCTTTTATTTGAAATCAATGAATTGCACGAATACGCCGCTAGTTTAGTAAAATAACAGTTTACTTATTTGTATATTTTAAATATACTTAGCACATCACAAAGCAACACCGCTCTTTAACAGATTAGGCAGCCCCCATGCGCAACGGCAGAGATGCTGTTGATGGCAGGCATGGACGCGCAGGGTATCAGGCGCGGCAAAAACGGGAGCAGGCGGCTTGTCCGCCGGATGGGGCAAAAACCCCACGGAACGAGAGATACACCGGCTACGCTGGCTAGATATTAAGCGACAGAGACTATTTATAGCAGCGGTTTAGACACCGAGCCGCTGCGGTTAAAGAGTTTTTGATAAGGAGTCAATCATGTACATCAAACACCCTCACGCCCAGCATATCGGCTTTATCTACAACAGCTATCTAGCAAGAGGCATAAACCCATACGACACGGTTTATGGCGCAGCAAAAAACATTGGGGCGGCTGTTCTGGTTGAAGAAGAGTACACCGATGAAAACGGATACTACTACCCCACTATCAAATTTAAATTTGACGATGGCACAAGCAGCCGCATGAGCAAAGACAGCTATCAAATAATCAAGCAGTAAGGGAGCGCACCAATGACACCCAAAATCGAGCAAGCAGCCATGCTGCTTTTGATTGTAGCTGCCTGTATCACGCAGGCAGTTTTATTGTTTCAGGTAGCCTGAAGGAGAGAGCAATCATGTACACCATCCAGCCAGACTATGACGGCATGTTAGCCGACTACTTGGACGAAATCAGCGCGGCAGATTACGAAGCCGAGCGGCAGGAAGAAGAAGCCGAACGATTGGCCGACAAATACCGCAGCGAAATCATCCGCGAATGGGCGGAAGTAGCCATGATAGACGGCGAAGAAAACTACGACCTCAACGACCAAGCCACATGGGCAGACCATATCGACTGGTTTTTACTTGAGCGCAACGAAGAGCGCTTGCCGCTCGATATACCCATGCCCACATGGGAAGAGTGCGTGGCAGCCATTGCCGCCAACTAACGGAGCAAATCATGCAAATCAACATTGACGGGAATTACAGCCGCGCCGCAGAGGTACTACAGCGCGGCATGAACCTCATCCGAGGCACAACGCTGGATGAAATCCTAGACGAGCTAAGCCAAGAGATGCAGGCCGTAATCATCAAACACATGATGGACAAAGCCGACGACCTCATCCGTGAGGAAGAGGAAGAGCGCGAAGAGGAGCAGCGCGAACAAGAACAGCAGTTCATCGGCTTAGCAGCCAACCAATAGCCACAGCCAGCCGCGATGGCGGCAGCTTTAATCTTGGAGATTGAAATGACAGCACGGAAAGAACGCGCATATTCAATGCGGTGGGAAGTTCCAGCCCCTACGGATAAAGAGCGGAAGGAATTGCGTTCCCGCCGCCGGAGAGCAGAGACGGCTCAACCCAAAACAATCACAGTTGGGCGGCATGAGTTCCCCGAGCCAATCGCAGAGTTCCCAGGAGAAAAAAGTTACTGTTACTGTGTAATGTTAGATAACGAAGCAGGTTTTGTAACAGGATGGTTCCTATGGGAAGGAGAAGGAACAACCGTGGAGAAGAACTTGCTAAAAAACCGGCTTTGCCACCTCACAGAAGAAGCCGCCCAAGCCCACGCCGATGCATTGAACGCAATCTGCCGGGGGGATATTGATTAACCAGGCCGCCTTCGGGCGGCTTTGTACTTAGGATGATAGTGAGCGGCAACAGCCCCCCAGCCGGCGGTGGGGCAAAACACCGGCAGCAGGCGGCGGCGGAACTCCTACACGGGGAATCCCACCTCTAACTACCGCGCGCCTGCACCTTTACATAGGCAATTCTTGAAAATAGTTTAGCGATGCCGTATATTACTAGCCCAAGCAGGGGTTAGTAAAAAGTACAAAACATCTCACGGATATGTTGTTGGTGAAAGCAGCAACTTATATTTTTAACTTTAAAATAAGGAGCTTACCATGGAACATATTTACTCAGAGGGCTTTAATGGCTGGTAAATTAATACAACAAATCAAACGAGGAGGTTATTTGTCAGTAATTGCAATAACCTCCTTATTGCTATCTGTCGGAACAATAATGTACTTACTTCGCCACACCATAAAGTTCCAACAATGGGGGACATCAGAGTGGTTAATGTTTTGGCAGTTATTGGTTATCCTAATAACCGCAGTCATCGCTCTAATTACAATTTTCATTGGCAAGCGAACATCCAAGCAACGTGCAACTCTAGATGTAATCCTTAATTATTATCAAGATGACAGATTGGTAACATCTCTTGAGCTAATCATAAAATATATCCGCGGAACAGCTGTGGATGATCAAGGTATCCCTATCAGCCTTTATGATATTTATCAGGATAAAGATAAATATTGGGATAAAGAAAAAGCCTGTTTGATGACCCTTATAAACCGGCATGAATTTTATGCTTGCGCAATCAATACAGGAGTTTTAGATGAGACGTTATTCAAACGAGTTCATTGCACAAATTTTATTAAACTATGGAACGCCGTCTCCCCTTTAGTAATGAAGATTCGCGAAGAAGAGAGAAAAGATACATTATTTATAGATTTAGAGATATTGGTATCTAGATGGAAGGCCAACCCGTTAAAAGCTGAAGACCTTTAAATTACCACATTAAATACTTTATCAATAAAGCCCTGCGCCTTACGTAGGGCTTTTTTCATGGAGCTACAAAATGAAAACCCATATCGCCGCTTGGATAGCGGCTATTTTTATGGGCGCGGCCTTTGTCGCCATGCCCACCCTAGACAGTCAAGACCAGTATTTACAGACCACAGAGACCGCAGCCGAGCGGGTAGCCAAGCTAGACCTGGAAGCTGAACGAGAAGCCGCCGAACTGGCGCGGCAATATCAGGAGATGGACGACCGCGAAATCATGCGCGGGGTTGTCTATGAAACGCCAACACCGACCATCCAATAACCGGAGCTAAATCATGTATCGCGTAATCGGAACGTGTAGCCAATGTGGCGGCAAAGTAGTTATCCCTGATGTATGGGGCGGCATCATCCCGCCAACCCCAACCTGCCAGCGTTGTCATGCCACTTTGGAGCAACCAGTTATCACTACGACCCCAGCCAAACCACCTGAACGCCATTTATTCCAGGAGTAAATCATGACCGCAAACACCCAACTGACCCCCGCCCAAAAGGCACACCGCCTGAAAGACTTTTTCCAAGCCCCCGCCGTGCAGGCCAAGATGCGCGAACTGCTGGACAAAAACGCCGCCAGCTTCGCCACCAGCGCCATGCAGATAGCCAACAGCAATCCCATGCTGTTAGATGCCGAGCCGATGAGCATTTTCAACGCTGCCGTTATGGCTGCCACCCTGAACCTGCCCATCAACAACAACCTGGGTTTCGCTTATATCGTTCCCTACCGCAACAAAGGGAAAGTGGAAGCCCAGTTCCAGCTTGGCTACAAAGGCTTCATCCAGCTTGCCCAGCGCAGCGGCCAGTTCGAGCGCCTAGTATCCCTGCCCGTGTATGAAGCCCAACTGATAGAAGAAGATCCCATCAACGGCTTCAAATTCGATTGGAAACAAAAGCCGGCAGAAAACGAGCAGCCCATCGGTTACTACGCCTATTTCAAACTCATCAACGGCTTTACCGCCGAACTGTATATGACCCGCGAACAGGTGGCTGCCCACGCAGGCAGATACAGCCAATCTTTCAAAAAGGGCTACGGCGTATGGGCGGACAACTTTGAGGCGATGGCGCTCAAAACCGTCACCAAACTGCTGCTGTCCAAACAAGCCCCGCTGTCCATCGATATGCAGAAGGCCGTGTTGTCCGACCAGAGCGTGATTAAAGACGTGACTGGCGAGCAGTTCGACTACATCGACAACCAGCCAGCCGACCCTGTGATGCTGCTGCCGGTGGATGATGCCCTGTTTGCCACCCTGAAAGAAAACATCAGCACCGGCGAAATCAGCGTGGAGAGTGTACTGAACGGCAACTACGACCTGACCCCCGAACAGAGGGCAGAGATTGAGAGCTTGTGATGCTTATCCGCTGTTCCGCCATCCACAAGATCATCGGCCTGCCGCGCAGTAAAAACGACAGGCTGACCCAGACCGCCAAAAGCCACCTTATCGAGCAGGCCAAGCAGGAACTCTTCGGCGTGGCCGCGTTCGATGGTGCCAAGTATACCGAAAAAGGCAACGCATTAGAGCCGTTTGCCATCCAAGGCAGCGGCCTGATACGCGGCAGGCAGTACGCCAAAAACACCGAGCGGCGCGAAAACGACTGCATCAGCGGCGAATGCGACATTCACGACCCCAAGCACCGCCTGATTATCGACACCAAATGCAGCTGGGATATTAAAACCCACCCGTTCTTCCGCGAAGAAGCCGAACGCAAAGTCAAGGAAGCAGGCTACGACTGGCAGATGCAGGGCTATATGTGGCTGTTCGACTGCGAGCAGGCCGAGATTGATTTTTGGCTGTTCCCCTGCCCGGAAGACCTTATCGGACAATACGGCGACCCTGAAAAACTGATTGACGCCATCGAGCGCATCCCTCTCCGCAGGCGTGTTACCACCGTAACCATCAAGCGAGACCCTGAAGCCATCGAGCGCATTCAAGAGCGTGTGGCCGTTTGCCAAGAATACTACCAACAACTCATGCAGGAGCAATCCCAATGCTGAACAAAGTCATCCTGATAGGCCGCCTAGGCCGCGACCCTGAATGTAGATACCTGCCCAACGGCGATGCCGTGTGCAACTTCTCCATCGCCACAGATGAAAGCTGGAAAGACAAAAACGGCCAGCGGCAAACGAGAACGGAATGGCATGCGATAACCATGTATCGCAAGCTGGCCGAAATCGCCGCAAAGTACCTGCAGAAAGGCAGCCTCGTGTACTTGGAGGGCAAAATCCAATCCCGCAAATACACCGGCAAAGATGGCATCGAACGCACCGCCTACGAAATCGTGTGTAGCGAAATGAAGATGCTGGATAGCAAAGCCAGTGGCGGCGCGGAGCAGTACACACCAGCACCACAGCCAACGCCGCAACCGACACAACAGCAAACGCCGCCGCGAGCTGCGCCGCGAGCTGCGCCGCAAGATGATATAGACGATGACGTGCCATTTTAATTAACCATTAAATGACAGAGAAACAGATATGCGATACCAACAATACATAGATGGCAAGTTATCCAGCAGGATGCCGGTTGGCATTCAGGCCGACTTATCCAGCTACGACCTAAACCCACACCAAAAAGCACTGGCAGAATGGGCGCTACGCCGTGGCAAGGCAGCCATCTTCGCCGATACCGGGCTAGGCAAAACCCGCATGCAGTTGGCTTGGGCTGATACGTTGGTTAAATCAGTCGGCTGTCGGGTGCTAATCCTTGCCCCGCTATCTGTTGCTGTCCAAACCGCAGAAGAAGCGAAGAGCATCGGCATTGATATAACCCTATGCCGCGAGCCGGAAGATGTAGCCAGCGGCATCAATATCACGAACTATGAACGGCTGCACAAGTTCGATGCTCTTCAGTTTGATGCGGTGGTGCTGGATGAATCCAGTATCATCAAACACCACACCGCCAAGACCTTCAGCCAGCTAACAGAAGCGTTTGCCCATTGCGATTACAAGCTATGCGCCACCGCTACCCCCAGCCCGAACGATTACACCGAGCTAGGCACACATGCAGAGTTTCTAGGTATCTGCACCCGTGCCGAAATGCTGGCTGAATACTTCGTACATGATGCAGCCAAAACGCAAGATTGGCGATTAAAAGGGCACGCCAAGGCAGTATTTTGGCGATGGGTATCATCATGGGGCGCAATGGTTCGCAAGCCTTCAGATTTGGGCTTTGATGATGGGGCGTATAACCTGCCGCCGCTGCACATCCAACAGCACACCGTACTATCAGATATAGACCACGCCAATGAGCGTGGCTTTTTATTTCCGGTAGAAGCTACCGAAATGCAGGATAGACGGGATGCCCGCCGCCGTTCCATTACTCAACGGGTGGTGGAGTGCATCCAGCTTGTGCAGGCTTCAGATGAAAAGTGGCTGGTTTGGTGCGACCTGAACGCCGAACAGGATGCATTAGAAGCTGCATTCCAACAGGCAGGCATTAGTGTGGCATCTATTCGCGGCAGCACCGAGCTAGAAGCTAGGTTGGAACTGGAACAGTCATGGCGCTTAGGAGATGTGCAAGTGCTGCTGTCGAAAGGCAGCATCTTCGGTTTCGGCATGAACTGGCAGCATTGCCGGAATATGGCCTTTGTTGGCGTAACCGACAGCTACGAAGCCTATTACCAATCCGTGCGCCGCTGCTGGCGCTTTGGGCAAAACAAAGAAGTCTTTGTGTATATCATCGCCAGCGAAGCAGAAGGCAGCGTGGTAGCCAACATCAAACGAAAAGAACGGGATGCACAAACAATGGCGGATGAGCTTTCTGCCGCCACCGGCCAATCTGTGAAAGAGTCCGTTATCGGACAACAGCGCATTTTCAACCCATACCAGCGCAATGAAGCAATGCAGTTGCCGAGCTGGTTAATTAGCGAGAAAACATCATGGACATCATCAAACAACAATCAGGCGAAAACTGGAACTTATACAACGGCGACTGTGTAGAAGTCGTGAGCGGGCTGCCGGATAGTTCTATCGACTATTCCATTTTCAGCCCGCCTTTCGCCAGCCTGTACACCTACAGCAACAGCCCGCGCGATATGGGGAACTGCCGAACGGATGCAGAGTTTTTCGAGCATTTTTCCTTTCTCGTGGCCGAACTGGCTCGCGTGATGAAGCCGGGCAGGAATGTTTCATTTCACTGCATGCAGCTACCCACCAGCAAAGAGAGAGACGGCTATATCGGGCTGAAAGACTTTCGCGGCGAATTAATCCGCTGCTTCCAGCAGCACGGCTTTATCTATGCCAGTGAAGTAGTGATTTAGAAAGACCCAGTAACCGCCATGCAGCGCACCAAAGCCCTAGGCTTACTGCATAAAACCGTGCGCACCAATGCCAGCATGTGCCGGCAGGGCATCCCTGATTACCTGATTACCATGCGAGCGCCTGGCGAAGTGTCCGACAAAGTAACCCACGACCCCGCACAGTATCCAGTCGATAAATGGCAGAAAGCCGCTAGCCCGGTATGGATGGATATTGACCCATCTGACACGCTGCAATATCGCAGCGCAAGGGAGCATGACGATGAAAGGCACATCTGCCCGTTGCAATTAGACGTAATCCGCAGGGGCGTGGATTTATGGACAAATCCAGGTGATATCGTGCTATCCCCGTTTGCCGGCATCGGCTCAGAAGGGTTTGTAGCCTTAGAGATGGGGCGCAGGTTTATCGGCGCGGAATTGAAAGAAAGCTACTTTAATCAGGCCGCGCAGAATCTAGCCAACGCATCCAAACAGGGCGATTTATTCGTAGCATAAGGAGCAACCATGACCCATCAGACCTATCAATTTAAATTTGGCGACCGTGTGAAGTGCTTCCCTACGCCGGAATCGATAGGGGTAGTGCTATCGGAAGAAGATGAATACGGCTATGTGAACGTGATGTTTGACGATGCGCTCGAAGTGGAAGACTTCCCCGTTTCCGGTTTGGAGCTCATCCCACACCCCGACACCGAGCGTATCGATTGGCTGGCAGCACAAGACGATATAGACATCACGCTAGGTAACACTATCCAATTAAAGCCCTGCCTGCGGGCACATATCGATGCCGCCATGCAGGAGCAGGCAGCAGAAGCAAAGGAATAATCATGACCCAAACATTTACCCAAATCCGTGAATGGGCAGAAGCCCGCAACCTTATCGCAGGCAGCGACAGCTTCCGCCAGCTGGCCAAGCTCGTAGAAGAAACCGGCGAACTGGCCGCCGATATTTCCCGTGGCCGCCCACGCTGCCGTATCGCTGACAGCATCGGCGATTGCGTGGTAGTGCTGACTATCCTGGCCGCACAGAACGGCTTGCAGATAGAAGATTGCATCGCCCAAGCCTATGACGAAATCAAAGAGCGCAAGGGCGTGATGAAAGATGGCGTGTTTGTGAAAGAGGAAGATGCCACCACAAACCCAGCCGCGTAATGCGGCTTTAATTTTGGAGATTGAAAATGACGTTTAAAAACTTTTGTGTGGTACTTGGAAAGTTATCCGCTGATGCGGAGTATTCGGAATTTTGTGAGCAAATT